GCGTCGGGCTTGTCCTTCTCGATGGATTCCAACATGACGCGCTCGAGGCACTGGCCCCAAAACGCTCCGCTCCCAAAGTGAACATTCAGCCGCAGTTTCATCAGCATCGCGGACAGTGCCGTGACGTGATCCATGAATCCCAATCGCGGGTGCGAGATTACCGCCGATAGTTTGATGGCATTGGGAGCCTTCTCGATAGGCACGGGAGCCTTATTCACGCCCTTCCCCGGTATTCGGCTTATCATTGCCGTGTCCGCAGGGAATGCAAGTTTCGGGTTGTGTGGGTCGCGCGTGTCGACGGTCGGGGTTTGCTTTACAGCCTTGAGTTTCTTGACCTTTTTCATGCTTGCTTCCCTTCCGGGGAAATAGGATTCTTTGATCCGATTGTGAAACCACGAACGTGCGGCAAGGCCGTTGGTTCAACGGTCAGGGGCCAAGCGCAGACATTGGGGAAGCCGGCCGCGTGAACCATTTCGCCAAGGCATCGCAGAGTGGGAACCCACCAGTTGCCCTTGTTCTTCCCATACTCATTGCCGGGATAGAACTCCATCACTCGCTCGTCGTCGGGATAGCCATGACCGAGACCTCCCTTGTAGGGGGAGTAGTAGTCAAGGATCGCGGACTCGAAATAGGCCGTCTTGCGGGTAATCTCCGCGATCTTGTCAAGCACGAGGAGAGGGTGCCGCAGGTGGTACAAGACGCCGAAGCAAAACACCACATCGAACATGCCTAGTTGGTCGATGTCGTACGCCGACCACTGCTTCCGCTCCAATACCGATTCAGGAATGCCCAATGCCTCACGGCACAGGTCGAAGTTCGTCCATCGCGGATGTTGCACGCCTATACCCACGTCATCGGAGAAGTCGTCAATCGCCAGGACTCGGGCGGCCCCACGCTTGACCGCCTCGAAAGACCAGTACCCATCCCATGCGCCGATATCCAGGACTGTCAGTCCATCGAGCCGTTCGGGGATTCGATAGGATTCTGCGCGGTGCGGGGCAAAGCCTGGAGTAACCACACCACCAGGGAGTTCGATTCTGTGATACCAGAAGTGTTGAGCCGCCACACGCTCCGCAAGATTCCTCTGCGGCATGGTGTCACATACAGTCTTGTGAGCGGAATCGGGCTTCCTACCCTGCAAGTTCAGAGAGCACATCATGGACGCGCAATCCCTACGCATTGCCTTCCACTTGCAAACGTCGGTAAACCCAATCCCCTCCATTAGCCTGCGCAGTTTGGATTCCGTGAAGAGAGCCTTGTGGTGATCGTGCGCATCGACCTGTCCACCCACGATCATCATTTCAAGGTCCGTCCGCCACGGTCCGCGCATTTGGCTTGCGATCCACTCAAAATCAGGAACGGCTATCTGACAGATTCCGCCGGGTGCAAGGACGCGGAACCATTCCTTCAAGACGGCGGCCGTGTCCCTGTGCGAGAAGTGTTCAAGGACGTGCGAAGAGTAGATTGCCTCCGCGCTACCGTCGGCCAGGTCCAGCCTGTTGCCGTCCTTGCCGTTCTTGATATCCCAGGCCGTGTAGCCGTCACGGGGATTCGATCCGCAGCCGATGTCCAGTTTCAGGCCCATAGTATTCCCTTCCGAGGAATGCTCCCGCCCAGGTGCGTGGCCCGGACAAGCACCACGCACCCGGAAGGGAGACTAGTGACTACATCGACGCGGTGATGGCACCGCCCTTTTCGGACGCCGTGTACGGCTGGACCTCGCCCTTGAACAGATTGGCGATGATCGAAACGGTTTCTGCGGCCGTCGGGACGATGACGGCCTTGAGGAACCGCTTGCGGCCGCGAAGGTCGATACCGATATTCGCCAGGTAGTAGTCCGCCGTCGGACTGCTGCCGATGGTGAAGTCGGTTCCTCCCACGCCGCCGCTGAACGTAGCAAAGTTTGCGGAGGTCGTCACGTCGGCCTCCATGATGTCCAGCGTGCTGTACGTGCTGGAGGTCGTCTGGCTGATGACGTTGACCACGGCATAGTCATACCCCAGCGTATCGAAGTAGTACGTCCCGCCAGAGCCGGCGGCGGTGCCCGCACTCGTCAACGCCAGATCACTGATCTGGATCACGGTTTTGCAATTCGGATTCATGGTCTTGTTCCTTGTTTGTGTGTCAACTTCCGTCAGCCGCCACTAGGACGAACTTCCGACGAGCGCGACCAGCGGCCCGGCCGTGGTGTTGTCACCGAGCGAGTGAGCCACGATGTCGAACCGCTCGCTCCAGACCAACTTCGTCTGGAGGTATGAAGACAGGGAGTAGGGGTCCACGGTGAGGGTGATGCCGCGGCGGTCGCCGAAGATCACGGCCTGCCGCATGTCGCCGTAGAACAGGATGGTCTTCGCATCGTAGTCCGTGGCGATACCGGCGGGCAGGGTCGCGTCCAGGGCCACGGGGTAGCCCAGGAAGGCCCGATTCAGGTTGCCTTGCAACGTGGTGATGTTGTTGCCGGCCAGGGCGCCGGCCAGGCGAAGCATCACACCGACGTAGAGCGCGTTCGATGCGAAGAACCGCGCATCGGCCGCCGCGTAGGTGGGCAACTTCGCCATCATGCCGATGATGTCCGTTTGGTCAATCTCAGTGAAGAGATTGTGCGTGCCGGTCGTCACGTCCACGGCGCCAGCCGTGTGGTTGCCGTCGATGATCTTGGTTCGGAGGCCGATCATCCCGCCATAGGTGGAGGTGCCGTCGCCGTCCCAGCCGCAGGAATCTTCCTTCGCGGCGAGCACGCGGGCGGCGCTCATCGTGAGGTCGTCGGCCACGTTGATGATGGAATCTTCCGACAGGTTGCTGGAGTAGCGGGACTCCACGACGCAGGTCTTGGCAACCAGGTTGACCTGATTCCAGACCTTGTCGCTGGCCGTACCCGCGTCCTTCTCGCCGACGAAGTACGCCGTCTGGTCACTTACGGACACGGGCACCGTCAGGGAATCGCTCGTCATCGGGATGACGCGGGCGTACTGGCGGAACGTGCCGTACTTCTCCCGCAGGTCGATGATGGCCTGTTCCATCTGGGTCGGCACGAGATACCCACCGCTGGAGTTCACGCCCTCGGTTGCGACGCGGTATTCCATGCCGTGGTCGCGTACCCAGCGGCGATTCGCTTCGTCGGACGGGTTGAAGGCGCCCATGATCCAGCGGCCGGTGAAATACGCCCGCTTCTGGGCATCCGGGCCGGTGAATGCGTGGAGGGTCTTGCACCGATAGCCCATAACTTCCACGTCCTGCGCGGCGGAACGGTAGGGCTGTTCGGCGGGGATGTTGGTAACGGACTTCGCGGCGGCGGCCTTGCGGGACTCAAGGGCCTTGCTACGGAGTTCCGCTTCCTCGTTTGTTATTTCCGTAACGATCTGGTCATGCTGTGCGATGAGGGAATCAAACTTCACTCCCTCTTCGGGAGTAAGACCCTTGGGGCTTCGCTCCTCGCCAGCGTTCTGAATCGCTGTCGCCTCGTTTCGCAACTTGGCGGCGGCGTCGCGTTTCTCTTGAAGTGTCATGTTGCGGTCCTTGTGGTTGGGCCGCGTTGCGCGCAAAAAAAAGCACGAACGCGGCAACATTGGTTTCGTTGCCAGACGTTCGCGCGGGCTTCAGCGCCGTGCTACGGTCTTTGCCCCTATGATTTCAGGCCGCTTCTGCGTCCATCGTCATCGGGCGTTGGGTTGTCTATGGTATTTCTAGGCTTTGGGTTTCCGTTTGTCAAGGGCTTCTTTGGCTTTTTCCAACCTTGCCCTCGCCTCGCCTTCCGCCTTCGCGTGTTCAAGGCTGCGAAGCGCGACGGAAGTTTCGGGGTAGGCCGGGAACGTTACCACGCTCACATCGAACAGGTCAACGTCCGTCAAGGTCCGCCGTGGCGGTTCTGCCTTGTAGTCCCAGGCGTCGGCCCGCGTTGTGAATCCGAAACTCATGGCGTCGATGTCGCCCCGGTCGATGCTTTGCATGATGTCGCGTGCCGCCTGCGTGTCGGGCGGGTCGATGGAGATATGCAGGCCCTTCTCGTCTTCCTTCATCGTCAGTGTGCCGGCTTTGCTTCGCCCAAGAATCAGCGTAGGGTTGTGGTCAACCAAGGCACGCACGTCGGCATTCTCGGCCAGCGTCCTCTTGAACGCACCCGGCGCGACCTGCTCGATGAACCCCATGTCCACGGAATCGGAGTTGAACCGGCTCGCGTAGCCCACGATCTTACGTCGGCCCTTCTCCTGGACGACGCGGAGTTCAGCGCCGACGAACGCTCTAAATTCTTTTTCAACCTGTGTGGTCATGATCAGATTCCTTCTATCGCGGCCATGATGCTGCGCCGCTCGTTGCCCAGTTCCACACTCGCCAGATACGCAGGCCCTTCCACGGTCCAAGATTCCAACAGGATATCGAGGGCACCGTTGCCATCCTCGAAGGCCCGGATCGCGTCTTTTTTGGCGGATTCACAATGCCGCTTCGCCATGTCTGAGGCGAACGTCCCCGCCCGCTCCATGATCCGCCGCGGCGCAACGTCAGGCGAGTGACCGCCCCAAAGAGCCGTAGCGTACCCGTCGATTGCCGGCGTCATCGCGGCCCGGAACTTCGCGGTATCTTCATCGAAAAACGCTTCCGCCCACTCCGAAAAGCCTGTTTTCAGGGCCGCACGGCGTACCGCGTTCGCCTGGCGCTTGATCCAGTCCGTTGCGGCCTTCGTCCAGATCGGACGGAAACTTGCGTCGATTCCGCAACGGGCTTCGGGCTCCACGTCTTCCTTCGCCTTGTCTTCCTTCGCTGGTTTCGCATCAGGCTTTTCCTGCTGCTGGGCCTGACTTACGGGCGTCAAGGGTTCGTCCAGGCCCTCCAGGGGCGGTAGATTCTCCATTTCGCGGGCCTCGTTGCGAGTCATCCATCCCGTGGTGATCGCCGAGTTGTAGAACGTCGCACGCGAGGCCGTGTCCGCTCTGAGCAGGCCCTCGACGACATGCTCGGCGAACAGCGTGTCACGCTCGTCTTCGCGGAAAAGCCGCATGTTTACCCGCTGTTCCCACGTTTTCAGCCACGGAAGCAGTGTATCTTGCACGTATTCCGTGTTGCTGGCCTCCAATGTTGACCAGCCCTGCGCCCTCGTGGTGTCTCCGACCTTACGCGGCGGCATACGGAACCAGCGGCAGATTTCGGAGACAGAGAATTGCCGAGTCTCAATGAACTGCCCATTCTCAGGTGCGATGGTGAAGGGGTTGTACTTCATCCCTTCTTCAAGGATTGCGACCTTGTTTTGGTTATCCGGCCCCCCGTGCATGGCATTCCATGACTCGCGGAGGCGTTTACCGGCTTCGTCCGAGAGTTTCTGCGGGTGCTCCAAAACGCCGCCCGGCCGCGCGCCGTTCCCCCAGAATGTTGCGCCGAAACGCTCAGCACCGAGCACGGCGCCGATGCTCTGACGTGCGTAGGAAATCACGTCGTAACCAAGGATTCCGTCGAAACCAAGGCCAGGAATGTGCAGGATGTCCTCTTGCTTGTAAGGAATCTCGACAAACGCAGCCCCTTCGGAAGGTTGCCACTGGTAGACATAGCCGAGGGTCCGTTCGTCCACGCGATAGACCTTAAGCCTGTCTGGCCGCAAGGGCCATAGCCCGATGACTTCCCCGTTTCCGTTCCGCTCGATGAGAGAGAATCCGTTGCCCCAGGACAGGGTATGCGCCGTTCCCGCCCTTCGCCAGTCCATCGCCGTCATCAACGGGTTCGGCTGGTCGTGAATCAGCCTATAAACAGGGTGTTTCGTGACCCTTTCCTTGCCCCCGCCCTTCAATCGCTTGAAAACACAGAACGGCAGTTTCGCCACGTCACTTGCGATTGCGGAAACGCAGGCGTAGACAATCGAGCATCGCAAGGCCGAGTCATTGTTGACCGAGATTCCAGCCGCCGTTGCACCGCCGCCGGTGAGGAGATTGTAGAGCCAACCGCCCGTGTCCTTGAAAGTAGCCCGCTTCTCCCGCTTCGGTGTGGTTCGTTTATCGCCCTTGGTTGTGGCTTTCATATCGTCAGCACTCCGCGAGTATCGTACACGCTACCGCCAGGACTGGCAATCATCGCCCGGCCAATCCCCATGATCGTCGCCACGATGCCGTCGATTTTCTCTGTGGACTTTTCCTTGTCCGGCTTGAGGCTCCCCGTCGGGTCTTGCGTGACGGACACGTTCCCCGCCATCCAGCGTAGAACTGGATTCCCCAGGTGCGCGATCTTGCGCGAGAGCACCAATTTCTCAAGTTCCTTCGTCGGCAGATTCATCGACTTGTAGCCTTGCCGGAACTCGATCACTGTAAATCCGTCGCTCGTCAACTGCGTCATTATGTGCTGGGCGTTCCACGGATCGCAAGCAACTTCCGTGATTCTGTACTGCTCGCCCAGTTCGTTTATCCGCCGTCGAATCACATCGTAGTCAACAACGTTGCCCTCTGTCAACTCGATAATCCCTTGCTTCGCCCACAAGTCGTAGGGCACCTTGTCCCTTCGGGATCGCTCACGGGCGCATTCCGTAGGAGCCCAGAAGTACGGAAGAATGACGTAAGAGCCATCGGCCCACGGGAAGACCAACGACAGGGCCGTCAGGTCCACGCGGGTTGATAGGTCCAGCCCCGCGAAGCATTTGCAGCCCCGCAATGCCGCAACGTCCACCGTCCCAGCGCAGGCGTCCCACTTCGCCATCGTCAACCATCGCGTCTGCTGTTCCGTCCACTGGTTCAACGTGTAGCGGCGGAACTGGTTTTC